TTAAATCTGCAGGAGAAATAAGATTTAGAACTAATAGTTTTACGGTAAAAGATCAAGGTAATGGTGATACAATAATACATGCTGCTGATGGATCAGGTGTTGATCTTTATGCATCAGGAGGTAGAAGACTTCACACAACTGATTATGGGGTTACAGTAACGGGAGAAATTGTAACAAATCAAGACTATCCAACTCAACGTCCAACATTAGATTTTAATTTCATAAGAACTAAGACATTAGATTCAATATTCACATATCAAAGACTGGGTGCAGCATCATTCGTTAATGAACAAGGACTTGTTGAATTAGTTGGTGATAATACTCCAAGATTTGATCATGATCCAGTAACAAGAGAGTGTAAAGGATTATTGATTGAAGAAAGTAAAATTAATTTCATATATCCTAGTTCTGATTGGAGTGGGGATTATTGGACTATTAATAATTCTGGTAGTCTTTCGAGGGAGACACATAATGGTGACACCAAAGATCCTGCAGGAACATATACTGCAACTAAACTTGTAACACTTGCAAGTAATACAAATACAAAAGATATTTGGTGGACTAAAACTAATATCACTTATACCAATGGTTCTAAATATGCTGTATCTTGTTTCGCAAAAAGTACAACTGGACTTCATTTACAATTAAGACCAAGAGGACAGGGTAGTAATAAGGCATGGGCAACTTATAATCTTTCAACTGGTGTAGTAGGTAATAGTGGTGGTACTACTTTAGTATCGACTAAAATTGAAAAGTATCCAAATGGATGGTATCGTTGTTCTTTGGTATTTACTGGAAGTGGAGACTCTAGTTGTAGTCTTGGAACATTAATTATGGATGATGGTAATGATACAGAAGCAGTATCACATACTGGTGATGCATCTAAGTCAATTTATTTGTGGGGTGCTCAAATTGAGTTAAGTAATACTGTAACTTCTTATATACCAACAGCTTTCCATGCATATGATCTTACTGCGATAAAAACTCGTGGGAAAGATGATTTAAGAATACATGGAACAGAATTTACTGATTTTTATAATCCAATGGAATCGACTATATGTATGAGTTTTACTCATCTTGATACTTCTGCAAATATAGGAACAAATGCAAGAGTATATAGATTCAGATCTACCAATACTAGTAGCGATACTCGAATTGATTATCTTTCTCATCCTTACTATCATCCATTCATTGCGGAAGATGGTAATCAACCTACAGGCGGTACTGGTCTTGATGCTGGAACATTATTATATGAAGGACAAGTTAATAAGACAGCAGTTAAAGTTAAGGAGAATGATTTTGGATCATGTCTAAATGGGGGATCGGTTGCTGTTGATACAAATGGTGATTGGAACCCATCTAATGCTTTTAATGAAGTATCTCTTGGATCAAGTAATGGTGCTGCCACTACTTTACTTATGGGACATATTCAAAGATTTACATATTATCCTGTAGCTCTTCCAGACAATCAGTTGAAGACTTTAACTTCATAATAAATAACACAGGAGAGAAATAACTAATGCCTAATTTAGTCGGAATTGGAAATAGTCAAGTACCAACAAACTCTATGTTGGGTGGATTGGCATATCAAGATTCATCTAACGCACACATAAAAAATGTAGAGTTAGGAAATATCAGTAAAATTAAATCAGAGATTTATACTCAAAGTGTTTATTCAGTATTTTTATATGATACTACAAAAGATAGTGATGGGGGTGCGTGGAGAAAGAGATGTCAAGATAAGACTTGGTATAGTGAAGTTCCATCAATGGATAGAGGTCAAAGAAGGGAGTTTCCTTCTCTTGCTATTATTGTTGGTGAATCGAATGGCAGTCATTCTTGGTTAACAATTTATGATGGTGATGATCCAACTACTCCAATGTGGATGGTATTTAGAGGTGGTACTTCCCATTTGTGGGCAAATATAAATTCTATACATGCAGTTAATGGTGACATTTATGTTGGATTAAGTCAGTATGGTGTTGTTAGATATAGTCTTCTAGGTGATTCTATAGGTAGATGGAGAGTAAGTGGTAATAGTAGTTGGGGTTTTAAACAACCAAGAGAGATTATAAAAAGAAATACTGTTATACCAACACATAATGCACTATACAGTCCGTTCGGTGCTATTTTTGTTGCTGATAATGTGGGTTCAGTTTATGCAATGGCATTACACGATGCACCAATTGATCGATATACAGGGATTCAAAAACCTACTGTTTGTGTAGTAACTAAGAATGGTAATACTGGTGGTCTCACTATTATTCATGATGATGATACTATAACTAGTGCTACTCATGGATATGCGGCAAGTATGGTGATGGGTATGTGTCCAGAACAAGAAGCAGTAATTATAGGACACAATGGAGCAACTTCTGGACAAACTGTAGATGTTATTGATGTAAGAACACAAAAAAGAAGGTTAGGGCCAGGTCATCAAGTTACTGGAAATGTTGGTCCAGTACATGCTACTAATGCTTCTGGAACTTGGATTGGTAGATATTATGGTTATGGTGCAGTTCATGAACCAGGACCATTTAAATTTAATAGTTGGGGATTAACTACAGAAAATCCAGTAATTAAAGAAGGATCTTTAATATTTGGTACTGGAAATAAACTTATTAGAATTGCTGAGAATATAGGTCCAGATCTCAGTCAAACAAATGCTGCAGGATATGATACTGTTGGTAGCAATACATATGGATTGCAAGCCAGTATGGTGAATCTTACAACGCATCAAGCTAATACGGGATGGATGCATGGTAATTGTCATGTATGTCTAGGTTTTGGTGGAGAAGGAGACACATATGATGACGTTGCTTTAAGTAATGGTGGACAATATAGTAGTTTAGCATACCCTACAAGAAACTTTACAGCATACACTAATGGTGGTTTGAAATACAAACGAGTTGCTCCAGGTGCTGATTTAATTGCTTATAGTGGATTTGATACTAATAATTATCTAAAAAGAAACGAAACCTTTACAGGTTTTGGTGATACTTCATGTATTGTAATGATGGCTTGGAGTAAGACATCTTATACTGGTGGTTATCAATATTTGATGAATCTTCAATCAACTAGTAACGCTAATGGTGCTGGTCTAGCAATCGCACAAACCAGTGGTTTACCATATTTCTGGGATCATGTTAATAGTAATACAGGTGCTGTGGGAACTGTTAGTGTTGCCGATGGGGAGTGGCATCACATATGTGCCGTTGCAGACTGGGGTAGTAGTGCAGTTCAGAAATCAGTATATGTTGATGGTAGTCTTGCCGCAACAACAAGTAAATCAGTTTTTGATTTAAATCCTATACATAATTGGAACATTGGACATTATAGTCCTGCAAATGCAACTCATAGTCCAAATCATATACATCAAGGTCAACTTGCATTGATTAAAATTTCTGGTGGTGGTGATGCTGATCAAAGAGGAGTACCAACTGCTGCTCAAGTTAAAAAAATATATGAAGATGAACTACCATTATTCCAACCTAATGCCAACTGTACTCTATATGGATCTTACAGTGACGTAAAGGCAATTGCATATGATGATGATACGAATATTCTTTATGCTGGAACATCCTCTGGACGTAGTGATTTCCGTGGACTAAAGAGAATAAATAATACTACAAATGCCATTACTGGTGGTAAGACAATATCAGCAGCAAAAGGTATGGTAGTGGAGGTTTAGCATGGGTGTAGTTAGAATAGAAAAGCCCGCATTCAATGTACGGGAAAAGATTACTGAATTGGAAGGAACAATACCTCCCAAGAAGATGCCAAAGGGCAGTGTAATTCAAACAATTGTGAAAAAAGCAACTGGTGAATTTTCGAGCAGTAATGGTACTTCTCCTTATTGGATAAAGGTTCCAACTTTAACTGTTAAAATGTCTCCAATTTTTCCAGATAGTAGATTAATATTATCTGTGAATTTATACCTTGGTTTTGGTAATGCTGGATCTGGATATCAGACTGAGTATGCTATTTTTAAAGATGATGGAATTCCGTTTGATATAACTGGAGAGGAAATAAGTGCTAGAACTAGATGTTGTGGTCGTATCAATAACTATCATTCTAGTGATAATGGAAATAAACAATATCAAATGTTCCATCTTGGTGGTATACATGAAGATGCAATGGCAGGAACTACTAATGAAATTACATGGGATGTAAAAGTCAGATCGTATTCTGGTAATACAAATGTTTATGTTAATAGGCAACAACTGATCCAAGACCAAGATGCCAACTATGATGGTGTACCTCAGAGCACATTTATGATTCAGGAGATAAAATCATGAGTTATTTTGATATAACACACGCATTAGGAACTTTACGTCCTACTTCTCATTGGGCTATATCTGGCAAACAGGAATATAGTAATTTGGAATGGTATTCTGACGATGCGAAACCAACGGAAGAAGAATTGAATACCGAACTTACTAGGATTGAAAATGTAGAGAAGATGACTCGTTTACGTGAGGAAAGAGATAAAAGACTTACTGCATCTGATTGGGTTGTTACTATGCATAAAGAGTTAGGAACTAATATTCCTGCTGCATGGAAAACATATAGACAAGCATTGAGAGATCTACCATCTTCTGCAACTCCAATTTTATGTCATCATGTGGAAAATGAGATTGGAGTTAAAGGAGTAACTTGGCCAACTAAACCAACCTAAATACCTAAAAATAGTAATATAAATGGCACTTACTGACCTAACAAGACTATCAACATCGGGTATTGCTACAGGAACATCATTATCTGGAGCAATTCTGCATGGAGACGCACATTTTCGTGGTAATCAGGTTGGTATAAACTCTGCATTATTTGATTCATCAGAGAGACGATTAGATTTTAAAGATAATGTAAAATTAAGATTTGGTGATTCTGGGGATTTATCATTATCTCACAATATTAATGATTCGGTTATAAGTCATAGTGCTGCAGCAACAGGAGCTTTAAAAATATTATCAGGTGGTGCTGAAAGTATTGAATGTATAAAGGCTGGTGCAGTAAATATATCACATAATGGATCTACTAAAATTGAAACCACATCAACGGGAACTGTAGTAACTGGAGTTCTAACAGCAACATCATTTAGTGGACCTATAGTTGGTCATACAAATAATACAAGTGGTATATCAACATTCTATGATTTAAGAGTAAGTAATAATTTAACAGTAGAAGGAACCACAACAACCTTAGATACAAACTTAGTAGGTGTAGATCGGATAGAAGTAGGAGCAAATAGCAATACGGTAGTTGGTGTGGCAATCACACAGAGTGGAACTGCAGATATAATAAACTTATTTGATGGAAGTACTGAAGTATTAACAGTTATCGATGGAGGTAAAGTTGGTATAAACAGTACATCACCAGATTCTAATTTTACCATACATGGTGGTGATGATAATCCAGCTATTCTATTAAAGAGAAATACTGGTGGCGGTGATGTTGCTTCTATTGCGTGGGCAGCACAAAATGCAAGTCCTCAAACTGTAGCAAAGATTAACTATAGAGGTGGTGCTGCTCCTGGTGGAATGCAGTTCTATACAGGTGGTGGAACATCTTCTGAACTGAGGATGTTAATTAATCCTGCAGGTTTAGTTGGTATTGGCGAAGATAATCCAACTAGAAATTTACATATTGACGGAACAGCACATCAGTCTGGTATTATAATTCACACAGCAGGTAATCACAGTACTGCTATTGATATGGATTCTAATAGATCCAGTGCTGCAGGTGGATTAGCAGAATTAAATTTCAAATGGAATGGAACAACAGTTGGACAGATAGGTGCATATGCAGGAGCAGATACAACAAATAAAGATGATGGACATATTCATTTTGGTACAGCAAGTGCAGGATCGATAGTAGAAAGACTTCGCATCGACTCAAGTGGAAGATTAATAGTAGGTGCTGTAGCTAGTAATAATGTAGGTGCATTTGGTGGTTCTGCTTTACAAATAGAGGGATTGAATGCTCCAACATCATCAATGTCTCTTCTAAGACATAGTAATGATGCAGCAGGATCAACCATATTGATGGGAAAATCTAGAGGAACTGCTGATGCTGCAACTACAATAGTTCAATCTGGTGACGCTGTTGCGAGACTTATTGCTTATGGTGCAGATGGTAATGATATAGCAACACCTGTAGGAGGTATAGAATTTGCAGTAGATGGAACTCCAGGTGCTAATGATATGCCTGGAAGAATTGTATTTAAAACTACTGCTGATGGTGCAAGTGACTATACAGAAAGACTTCGCATCGCATCTGATGGAATTATTACTCAATCTGCAACTCATCCACAGATTATATTACAAGATCCCGATGGTCGCATAGTAAGTCTTAGATCACCAAGTACATCGAATCTTGCTGCTTTAGGAACTGATAGTAATCATGCTTTGCTTTTCTATACAAATGGATATTCTAATGAAAGACTTCGCATCACATCAAGTGGAATTATACAAATTAGTCAAGCAGCACCACAAGTTCAATTTATAGACAGTGATGGTACTAATCAACTTACACAAATCTTACAATCAGGTAATGCTTTCTATATTGATCTTCGTGATAATACAAATGATGGACAATTAATTATTCGTGGAAAGGGTGGAGACACCGCTACAGAAAGACTTCGCATCACATCAGCTGGTGCTGTAGGAATTAATACTACGGTTCCAAGTACAGCACAAGATCTTACAATTAATGGGGCATCAAATTATAAAGCAGGGATATTTTATAAACAAGCAGGTGTAGATCAATATAGATTTATGTGTGAGGGTGGCACTGGTCACGTATATTATGATACCTTTGTAGATGGTGGGGATCATGTATTCAGAACTAATGCTGCATCAACAGGAGGATCAGAAAAACTTCGCATCACAGAGGAAGGTAATATGGGAGTGGGTAATGTAGACCCAACTCAAGCAAAATTAGTTGTTGAAAACTCATCTGGAAATACTATTGCTGCTTTAAAATCTGGTAATGCTGGTGCACTTGCTTTTGGTGGTCCATCTCAACCTAGAATATTAATGGAATCAGGACAAAGTAGTTCTGATTTATTGATATATACTGCTGGTGGTAGTAGTTGGAGTTCCCCAAGTTGGAGTGAAAAACTTCGCATCAAATCTACTGGAGAATTAGTACAATATGCATTCACTGGTACAAGTGATGCTTCAGCAGATGATTTAGTTCTTGGTAATACAACTGATGGTGTGAATAGAGGAATGACCATATGGTCACACACTAGTCAAAATGGAAATATTGCATTTGCTGATAATGATTCTAATTGGAGAGGTGCTGTACAGTATCTTCATGGTGATGATTCAATGCGTTTAATAGTAGGAGGTGAAGAAGCAATATTATTAAATACAACTGGTACTCGTGTATCTAGAAGAGGTGTTAGTTTCCCAAATCCCAATAATACAGGATCAGAAATAACAGCAGCAGTATTTAAATTAGGAAGTGATAACTTACAACTTCAAGAAAGGTATCCGAATGGTGCTTATTCAGATAGATGTGATTTAGTTTTTAGAACTAATAGTGGATATGGTGCAGGTCAATCTGACAAGATGAGACTCACAGCACAAGGAAAATTAGGACTTGGAAATGAATCTCCTAATTCTACATTATCTGTAAAAGATACTACAGAATTTACAGCATATGCTAATGTAACACCTTCATCAACTCAATGTATGTTGCAGTTATATAATAATCCTCCAAATGAAACTGCTAATGATCATGCTACTATACAATTTGGTGTTAATGGTGGATCTCATAACAGAGTGAATACAATATCTGCTGTTGCAGAATCTGCTGGTACTAGAAGGATGGCATTCACTTTCTGTACCGATGAGGCTGGTAGTAGAACTGAGAAAATGCGTATTACAGGTGATGGTGGAGTAGCAATCACTGGAACTGGTAATTGTGATAATTATGGAACTGGACAAACCCAAACGTTTGAAGTAGAAGCTGCTGGTGAAATAAAAATAGGTAATAATGCCCGTGATCAACGCAGACACTCCCCTGCCGATTTGAGTAGAATTAAGGGAATGAGATCACCTAATGTTTTAGATTGGGGTCTTGATAGAAAAACTGCTACTTTACAAGATGGTGATGGTATTGGTAATATCACTGGAACTTATGGTGTAGATTTTAGTCTAAATGGAACTTCTACTCAAAATAAATGGGTAATTGGTAGTGGACCTAGTGGTGGTACTGAATGGTTATGGTCAGGTACAGCTAATGGTGGTAGAGCAAACGATCAAGGTGGTTGGAATACTCAAGGGTTGTTCTTAAATCCAGCATACAGTTATGTGTTTATAATCTTTGTAAAACGAACTTCATCTGCCTCTGGTGGAAATTATTATTCTGGTACAGTTAATATTGGATCTCTAGGTGCTGGTGCTGTTAGTGGTGTTCAAAACCCTTATTGGGCTTGTCCTAATACTAGTACTTTACCACATAATGTATGGTGTGTAGATTATAGGATACTTCATTCATATTATTATGATGAAACTGTAGCATCTGCTAATGAAGGTACTTATAGAATGGATACTGGAGCACAGATTATGGGTCAAAACCATTGTGGTAATGGTAATGGATATAAATTCTATGACTATCAAACTGGTATTAGGACTTATGGATTTAGATCATACTTATACTATGCTACTGTCGATAGCGGTGTTCAATTGCAGTGGGCTCAACCACATTGTTATAAAATTGATGGTTATGAAATGAAATTGAGTGAAATTCTCGAAACTTATGGTGCTGACAACTCTAGTTGTTGGACAGGTGCTTAATAAATAGGTAAAAACAATTATGGCAAAACATCCTTTAGATCACGGAAATCCAATTTGGCCAGACCCAATTGGAGAATCTCATACTGATATTACAGATGAAGCAGAACGCTATGCTTTTTTTGAAAACCATGCACAACAAGCCTTGACTGGTCTTCGTCAAGAAAGAAATATGAAAATTGCTGCAACTGATTGGACACAAAATCCAGATGTTCCTGAATCAACTAGAAATAAATGGACAACATATCGTCAAGAATTGAGAGATATTACTAAGACTGCTACTAGTGTTGGTGATGTTACTTGGCCTACTCTACCATCATGAATACAATAGAATACCAATTATATTATTCTAAATTATATAAAAAAGGAATTAAATTCCAAGAAGGATCAATAATTCCTATGAATCCTGATCCTGATTATTGCAAGGATTGTAATGCTCCTGATCCATTTTTAGATGCTGAACGCAGATTGCAAGATGATTCTAACTAACTACTGGTTCTCTAAGAGCCTCCATTTTAATAAATTGTTCGTTCATGTTATAATATAACTTATAATTCTCTGTCGTAAGATAATATCCTTTTATTTCGTTGCCATCGCAATGCCAACCATAAGCATTAAGACGTTCATCGGCACCATCTATTCTTAATTTCTTACTACCGTCTAGGTAGTCATGGTATCGTTCGTCTAAATTGATCATGGTTTCCCCCGTTTGTGTTGATATTATAACATAATTTATATACTATATCTATAAATTTTATACCCTCTTAAGATTTCCTTAAAAAATCTCAACATCTTTCCATAATCTATATATTGTGATATAATATACAGGTCTTAAGTTTATGCCCATGTATGAGCCAGAAGTTGATGACTATGTAATTTGGGATCGAGGTGAGTATGGTAAGGATGAAGGTTGGGTCTATTTTAAAGGAGATGAAGTAGATAATGAGACAAGGATTAAACATGGATGGAATCCAGTTTCAAGGTATATTACAATAGAAACTGGTGTTAGACCTAAACCACAATGTGAGTATTCAAAGAATGATCCTCACAAATATATTCATACATTATTGCTATGTTATGAATCATCTTGGCATCAGTTAAAGTTTGTAAAGAGAAGAAATACTAGAGAAATACAGCATTGGTCACAGTATGATGACATAAGTGGTATTGAAGAGGATAGATTGGTTAAGATGTATAAATCTCAAGATGGTCGTCCACTTGATACACAATAAATAAGAAAACGCATTTATCATGGACAAAATAGACACACAAGGAATGTCAGCTCCTGCTGATCCTAATGATAAAAGAGAGTGGAAGATACAACCACATAAACCTTGGGAGATTACACCAAGAAGATGTCATACTCCTCAAATGGTTAAGGAGTTAAAGATACTTATTAATGAAGTATTGGATGAGAGAGAAGGTAAATTCACTTATACTTCTTATTTTGATGTTGATAAGTACAAACATTATGTTGGTGAAGAAGAACCACCATATAGACCCACCAATGGCACCTACAATCCCTCTTATTACCAGTGAGTAAGCATAACTATAAGAATCCCTCTAAGACACAAGATCTTGGACATGTAGAGGCACAAGTCACTAAGGGTAAGAAATACTATGACAAGGATGGGTGGGAGATCTCTCCACCCATAAGTGATAGAGAATGTATCTATCGTTGTTTAGAAAACTGTGAAGAATTAGCAGGACTTGATAGAAAACAAGTTAGTAGATTGATGGATGATTTTAAAACAAAGAAAACCAAATTTGTAAGAAACGAGGAGTATCCAGTATTATGAAAAAATGGTTAAACTTAAATGAGAATACTCCTTGGGTAAAGGGATATGAGGACAAGCACTCAAATCCTGTATTTAAACACTGTAAGAATCCTGATAAGTGGGAAGTGAAAGATAGTCGATTCATTATGTTTCGTTATGGGGAAGGTGGTGCAATAGACATTAAAATCAGAGAGAATAATAGTGATTTTAAACACGATATAAACATTACCGTTGATAAGGATGGTAAGTTACAGACAATAGTATCGGAGCAAACTAAATGAAACTAGGAATTATGTGTTCTGGCAACGGAACCAACTTCGAGAACATAATTACAAATCCTATTTGCAAAGAA